GAACATTCGTCAAGTCTACACCAACTAGACCATAGTCAGAGGCAATTTCAGTATCTGTCACCTTACTAATTTCCAAGTTAAGTGCCTCAATCTTGGTAGAGTTGATACCATCCTCACCATAATGCAGCTGTGCAATGTTCATATTGGCATCTCTTACTGTACCGTCGTGGTGTACGACCAAGTCTTCCATCGCCTTCACAAGCTGACGCTGAATATAGCCTGTGTCCGCGGTCTTTACCGCAGTATCTATAAGGCCTTCACGTCCAGACATCGCGTGGAAGAAGAATTCAGTAGGAGTCAGACCCGAAATGAACGAATTCTCAATGAAGCCACGCGCCTCTGCACCATCATCGTATTTCTTGAAGTGCGGTAGAGTACGGTCTTCGAAACCATTAGGAATACGCTTACCCTCAATATTCTGCTGACCTACACACGCAATCATCTGTGCAATGTTGATGGGACCACCCTTCGAACCTGCGCGAACCATGGCCGTCATACGATTCTCATTCGCTAAGGAGTTCTGGCCAATTTCACCCGCTGTTTCCGTGGCCTTATTCAGAGTACCGAACACCTTATCCTCAAACTCACTCTGATTCGACTTACCCGTGTTATTGTCAAACAAGTCCTGGTGAATCTGCAGCAAGATTGTCTCCACCTCAGACTTCTTCTCCTGAATCTTCTTGTTCATTTCATCCTTGGTCAAAGAATCGGCAATCAAATCGCTGATACCTACTGAGAATCCATTATATACGAGGAACTGCTCAATAGTGTTTTGTAGAGCATCGATCATATCCACCGTATCCTTGCTTCCATAGTCCTTGTACGTCATGTGGATAATACCCTTTGACGCCTTGCTGTAAATACTCTTGTCGAATTGGCCTTCCAGAATCTCGCCTTCACGAATGACCACCTTCTTTTTACTGCTGTTGTTCATCTCCAAGTTAATAGGCGGCATGAGCTGACTGAGAACCTGGTGACCTGTCCACTTTTGCCCCTCTGCTTTTGGCGCAGGGATAGTGCCGTTATGACGACGATTCCACATCATCAGATTCATGAACTCGCGACGATTGAGCTTGACATTCTCTCTAGTTAAGCGGTAGCTACCCACCAGCGTATCCTGCACAATGCCAATGACGGGTAGACCATCACGGGGGCGCAGGATTTGGTGCGGTACTGCCGCAATTTCATCTAATTCTGTTGCTGCCTCATAGCTTTGAGGACAGTGCATATTCATCTCCATGAATTTCCCCCAAGTTTCCAAGGGGGGCGGACTATATCTTATGAATTCTCAGACTGGTTAGGTCATCCTAGAATCCCGACTTCCATTTAGTCTCTGAACCTTCTCCATACCCTACCATAACGGGTTTAGGAGCTTGGCTGCGGATTGCCCAATTTCTGGCTTTTTTACCATACCCCAGGTTTCTCTCCCAGGCCAGTACTATGTTTCCATAGCACCTTGGTATCCAGAACTCCAGAGCCCTATACCTGCAGGTCGGCAGGTAAGGATTCTGTCAAGATTGTGTCAAGATGTGTTACTGCACCTTACAACTTTAAGCCTTGTTAGGGGGTTCCCGTCAATTTGAAAGTCTTGCCTAGCACTGCTAGACTAGCAGGTTATATAATTTACGTCATCTATGCAAATGCCGGAAATTGCTACTTTTACACTGTTGACCTCTTTAAGAATTAGTAGCATCTTAATGAGCAGCCTACTGTTGGAGACAAGATTTTATCTCCATCAAAGTCCGCGTTATACGGAGCAGTAACGCTCACGTTCAACCGGAATGTCTTACCTTTCAGCACCTTTACACGATGTCCCATCATAGACATCCTGTGTAGGGTCGGCTGACGATTGAAGAGCACAATGTCGCCATCCATGAGATGACGATTTACAATGTCGCCTTCATGAAGAACCAGCTCCTTTGTATTCACGTGGCGAAGACTGGTAATACGTCCATCCTTGTGACGAATGGTCTTTGCGCCAGGATAGACATTGGGGCCATTTTGAATGAGTTTGTACAACTTATCCATATTTCCACGGTGTTCCTTGCTGAACTTGGTAACTCTCTCAGGAAAGGTCAAGTTCATGGCGATTTTCTCAGGAACGCCAAGTTCGGCAATCGAAATGTTCGGGTCAGGCGTGATTACGGAACGGGCTGAGAATTCTACACGCTTACCCTGGATATTGTAGCGGATACGACCTTCCTTGCTGCCCAGACGCTGCTGAATTGACTTCAGAGGGCGACCATTGCGCTGTGCAGAAGGAGCTACACCAGGAATCTGGTTGTCGACCAGAGTTGCAATGTGATACTGAAGAACATTCGTCCATTCATCAATCACTGACTTAGCGGCACCTGCTTCAATGCGGGGCTGTAAATAAGTATTGTTGGTCTTAATGATTTCTGCCAACTTGTGCGTCAAGTCATCTTCAGAGCGCTGGTTATTGTCCTGGATAACGGAAGGGCGAACTTGCGGAGGAGGGATGGGTAGAACTGTGCAAATCATCCAATCAGGGCGGCACCAATAGCGGCTGAGACCCATAAAGTCGACATCTTCATCCGTAATGCGACGGAATAGACGGAGAACGTATTCTACTTCGAGAGGTTGGCGCTGTTTTTCCTTCGAGCCGTCAGGGTCATCCCACTCGGCCACAATTCGTGCAATTCCCTCACGAATGAAACGGTCAGGTTGGCGGGCGCCACAACCATCCTCGGTTTCTTGGCCACAACGCTTAATTTCCTTACAGGCGGTAAGAACTTCGCGATACCGTGCCTCGCCACGGCGCTTCAGATAATGTTTACGGTACTTTTTATCAATCAGAAGCTTTGAGCAACGAATACAAACACATGAAAGGATATTTTGAATAAATGGAAGAAACTGAATATAGTATACAGGTCTCGCTAGACGAAAGTGCCCAAAATGGCCGGGGCATTTATGATTCGTTTGACCACAGCTACGACACTCTTTTCCATTGTCAAGAACACCCATGCGAGGATCGAAGAGGCCTCCAATCTTTGGTTCATTTCCTTCATAGGTTCCTGAATTTGTAATTTCTACGACAGAACGTCGTTCAATCTCTTCAGGACTGAACACGCAGATTTGGATACCCACAATGGGCTCAATCTCCGACGAGGGTGCATAAAACCCTGCAGGCATCTTCTAGTTATCTGGGACTAATTGTCTAGGCCTCTTTTTGAATCAACTTTTATAAAATATCAAAGTGTCTAAAGAAATCCCACATAATCTAGACAGAAATGTACACACTACAACTTCTTTTAACAAATGATAAGCTTTCTACATATTATACTGTGAACTCGGCTGAGAGAGGTAATGACAATGCTGGATTTGACTTGTATGTTCCAGATGATGTAGAATTTGCTGCAGGTGAGAAAAAGCTTGTAAGTATGCAAGTGAAGGCAGTCTTGCATAATGAGAAGGAGGATGTGCACTATTGGATGCTACCTCGCTCGAGTATTAGCAAGACTGGTTTGATTCTTTGCAATTCTGTGGGAGTCATTGACAGAACTTACAGGGGTGAGTTAATGGCATATCTTTGGAATACTAAGGATGTGCCAGTAATTGTGAAAAAGGGTGATCGCCTTGTGCAGATTGTTGCTCCTGATATGGGGCATATTTCGAGAGTAGAACTTGTCGGGTCTTTGAGTTCAACAGGAAGAGGAGAGGGAGGATTCGGATCTAGTGGGCGCTAAGCCCACTAGAGACGGGCGAGCCAAAGGCGAGTTCGGCTCTTCTGGCCGTTAGGACAGAAGGGACATTCTAAAAGTCCAACTGTCTTCTCGCAGTTTTCAAGTCTCCATAATTTATGGGAATTCTGCGTCGTAACTTTCTAGGAGCCATAGGTTTCATTTGTGCATATACACGTTTCTTGGGGACAGGCGGAATAGGAAGAATAGGTAGAGGAGTTATGCGATATATACCAATAGGTTTCCATTCGGGCCTTTGTTCCATTGTAAATCTAATCATATTAAAGAATTTACGCTTTAATACGAATAGATGAATATATATCGCGAAAATCAACCATGGGGCTTTACTGAGTATGATATAGAAGAAGGTACATATACAACCTTTCAAACACCTCTACAAAAGGTTGAATTCATAACAAATCCTCATTATGGCCGTATGTTATTCTTAGATGGTGTCTTACAAAGCACAACATCAGATGAAAAGATTTACCATGAAACACTTGTAAATGCTGGAATGAGAAAAAACAGTACAAATGTTCTTATTGCAGGTGGTGCAGAGGGTGCAGTTGTGCGTGAAGTTCTTAAACATAAGTGTGTAAAACATGTGGAAATGGTTGACTGGGACGCCGACCTTGTTGATCATTGTTTTTTCAAAGAAAAGTTTAATACTTCTAGTTTCAAAGATTCTCGTTTATCTTATTTAGATAAAAATATCTCAAATTACTGCGAAGAAACTCTCCATAAATTTGATACTATATTTATCGACCTTCTTGATATTAATACAGAAGATGATCTATATCGCATGCAAACAATTCTTAGTCATATTCTTGAAGTCTGTGTTAAAGGGGGTTCAACGATTGTTGTGAATGTTGGGAGAAGTAAGCGCAGTGCAGAGCATTTAACGCCTACTGTAGTGAAATCTTCTGAGATAATTGAAGTGAATGTGCCCAGTTTTCAAGAACCGTGGTATTTTCTGAAACTAGAGTATTAGATATATAAACTCACACTACGTAGAAGTATAGAATGTGGTATGTATATTGTTTGGCCACGGTAAAAGAACCCATATGCACTTACATTGGGGCGACTATAGACTTAGACCGGCGCTTACTACAACATAATAAAATAATGAAAGGTGGGGCAAAAGCCACAGGGCGCAGAGAAGGAGAATGGTATCGCGTCTGTCATGTTCGCGGTTTTGCAGATAATCATGAAGCTCTTTCCTTTGAATGGCATTGGAAATGGTATTCAAAGAAGATAAATGCAGACCCTTTAACACGTCGCCAACGAGGTCTGGATGCTTGTATGGAATGGGCAAAAGTGACTATGAAAGGGAATCTTGAAATTATTTACAATTGAGAAAATTATTATAATAATCAATTGCATTTCGTACGGCCTGATCCATATTAAAATATTTATAATTTGCAAGACGACCTAGAAAGTGAACATTTTTCTCTTTTATAGAAAATTCTTTATATTTTTCATATAATTCACGATTTTCTTGTGTAGGCACTGGATAATAGGGTTCGCCTAGATTACATGTTGTTTCTTTTGAAAGAATTGTCCAATCACTTGTTTGATGTAAAAAGTGTTTATATTCTACACAGCGTGTATGTTCTGTAGAATTGGAGGGATAGTTTACAACAGAATTGGGTTGATAAAACCCACTAGTCTTTATTCGGGTCCAGTCGAATTTTATAGAACGATATTCAAGAGAAGGCAGTCCAATATTATGAAAATATGTATCAATTGGTCCTGTAAAAATGAGTGTTGTCCAATTAAGAATTCCTTTTTCTTTATTTTCTTTTATAGATTCCCATGATGTATTTAATTGCAGAGTTATATATGGACTTCTTATCATAGATTCTATTATACTTGTGTATCCATCTATAGGAAGTCCCTGAAATTTGTCATTGAAATATCGTGGGTCAAAATTTGTACGTACAGGTATACGTGATAGTACAGAAGGATCAAGTTCTTTAGGGTGTTTTGCCCATTGCTTGATTGTATAATCTTTAAATAATTGATTATATAGTCGCTGCCCTACACGAGATATTGCAACTTCTTCACTATTTTTCGGGTTTTCGATTGAAACGCATTCTTGTTTCATAAATTCTTTCATTTCCTCTTCAGTTTGAATATTTTGGTTTAATAAAGAATTCACCGTTGTAATATTTGCAGGAATAGGTACAAGAATTCCTGAAATATCAGCAACCACCTTATGTTCCCACCGCTGCCATTTTCCAAATTGTTGGATATAATCCCAAACTTCTTCATCATTTGTGTGAAATAAATGTGCACCGTATTTGCTGATTCGTATATTTGTAATAGAATCAATATAATCATATACATTCCCTCCTACATGTTCACGCTTATCGATTAGTAATACACTTTTATGTTCTTTCGCATATAGGTTGGCAATTGTTGACCCTGAAAGACCAGAACCTACAATTACCACGTCATAATACTTCATGGTCTATTTTTATATTATTATATAATAAACCTTTAACACGTTGTCAGTAATTCTTAGATGCTTATCAGGGCTGAGGAAGTCTCGAATGTTTACGCTGTATTGCAAAATTAGGGTTCAGAACCTGTTCTTGTGAAAGAGGAAGAATCTCATCAAATCGCACTGTAGAAAAGAAACAGAACTTCTCTTTTACATACTTGTTTGGTAAATGATATGTCTTACATTCATCTACCAACTTTAGTTGAGAATTTAACGGAATTACTGTATCCTTGTACCACTTGAATTCAGGGTCGCGGATAAAATGCAGACCAATAGCTACATTGGCAAGAAGGTCGTAACCTTTTATAGACTTAGGATCCCACCACTTACTTTCCACAAAACGATTAAATTCCTTTTTATCATACATCCAAAATGCAGTATATGTGTTCAAATCGTTAATAACATATGGTTTTCCATCAATTGTGCAGACTTTGAAAAGTTGTTCGCAAATGCAGTCTTTATTATGAAGATTTACAGCGAATTCTTCACCAACACTGTCGAATTCAGTGAGAATAAATCCAAGATTGAAGTTTTCTTTTAGAAGAGCATCCTTATTATCTAGCCAATACTGAAATGCCCGTGGAGGGATTAGAATATCGTCTTCTGTATAAATGAAAAAATCATAGGCATCCTTTTGCACCTTCATTAAATGGCGCGTATGTTCGGCAAAACTCCACGGCTCCTTTCCTGTCATATCATGAGCAATAAGAAAGATACCACCATTTGTAGGCTTTGTTAAAGATTCTATGGGGAAGATTTTATTACAATGAATGTATATGTCTGTGTAAAAGGGGTACTTGTTTACGGCTTCAATGATAATATTTAAATAAGGTATTCTTGTTTCATTGTAATAAAAACAGATATGTTTTGTAATCTTCATCTGGAATTTTTAGGTTCTAGGGTTTAGACCAATACTGTATTTTTAGAACGTCTATATTTTTTTGTTCTCTGAGCAATTAAGAATTTAGAAATAATTGTCTTTTTCCTTTGAATATTCATTTCCTTTTTAACAGAATCTACAAACTCATCCCATCGTTTACACCATACTGTGTCTTCTGGAGAATCGCACGTACTATTTTCTGTATAATGTTTGAAATTGTCTAATTGATTTAGGTTAAATGCACGAAGAATTGTATCGGTTCTCCAAACCTCTCTGTCTTCTCTATTTATAAGATTATCATTCTTTGCATAACACAAGGCATTATGTCTTATATTTCTAAGTTCTAAAATAAATCCTTTTATAGGTTCTGCACCTTCTTTTTTAATCTGTGTTAAAAGTGTTGCTAGTCGCTCATCTAAGTCCTTTATTTCTGGGTTATTTTCTTTTAAATAATCCAGGTAG